TGCCTGATACTCTCTAGGCAATGCACAGATGCGTTGATGTGGTAATCGTCAACCGTGTTGGCATGGAAACGCGCAACACGGCATAAACACTCTATCGTTTTTAGGTGGTTGTTTTTCAGGATTATGTCCTGAACGTTTTTTAAAGGCTCTTGCTTTTTCTTTTTATACTCAAAAAGATCAATGACCTTCCTCATACTGAATCTTGCCCTCAAAGTATGCTTTTTTAATCTTCTCCGGCACGATCTCAAGTTCTCTAGCCACATCATCGAAATTTAAATCCAATACTTTACAAAGGCAACGTAAAAATGCTTCGTCCTGACTTTTTGTGCGTCGGTCTTCGATAAAAAGAATTTTGTGACCCGATCCTGAAAAACCGTAATTTTTCATCAAATCAAGAACATGGCCTCTTGACCAACCCAACGATTCCCTGCGACTTCTTAAGAGCGTTTTGTGCATAACATCCTTTTTCTTCTTGACTTAATCTTTGTCTATTTGGTATGTATATCACACATCCACAAAAAAAGAAAGTGTTTTTATGATTGCAAAATTAAAGTCTGAGTTCGTGTTTAAGAGCTTTCCCTTTGAGGTTGACGAAATTAGTGATGAAGAGGTAACCCAGTACCTTAACAAGGCTGCCAGTGAGGGATGGTCTTTATACAGTACGAATCTTGCTCTTGATTCTGACCGCGTTGTTCAGACGTTTGTTCACAAGAAGCGCAAAAAGGATCAAAAGGAAGACTCTTTGGTGGACACGTTTGGCACTCATTGATGATAAGGGATGAGAATTTTTTAGACGACGCTGAAGTGGATATTGATTTTAATGTCTTTCCCACAGCCAGCTTTGTCATCACGTTCCATCCCTTCCCAGACGAATCTGATGCCCATTTTGAATGCACACTTGTGGATTTGATTTGGGAAGCGGTATCACAAAGGATTGAAAACAAGGAAAACCCAAAGACAATCTCAAATTATTTGAGAATGCTGGCAAGCGAAATAGATGGGGCGTGTGATGAGTGATGTCTTTAAAATAAGATTGTCTTTTGGCGTGCTGCTTGTGTGTTTTTTTGCGTGGCTTTCTTTTACGGGACATTCGTTATTAAACAAAGATTATTTTGGCTTAATGTTTCCGTTCGTTATTGCTATTCAATTTTTTCTTTTGGGCTATCAATTCCACGAAGAAAAGGCAGAAAAAAACAATGATTCTTGACCAACTTATAATTCAAATGGAAAGATGGGGTGAACTCCAAGGTACTTACAGGGGTGAAGTTACGTTTGCATCTGAAAAAGGGAAAGTTTCTGTAAAAATAGGGCAAAAAGAAGCAGGGTTAATTTTAAAAATATGTTCCGATAAAGTAATTGAGGCTGCACAAGATGTAGCATCGGCTATGATTTCTCCGGTGTTGTTAATAGAAGCAGAAAAAAACAATGATTCTTAAAGCCGCCTGTTTTGTCTTGATTGTCACGGTGCTGGCTTTGCTGTCTCTGATCGTGCTGGACGATCAAAAGGTGTGTTTCGATTATGGTCGCCTGAAGGATAAAATGGTGTCTATGGTTGTGGATTCTGAAACGGTGCCTGTGGAATGATACCCCTGCCAAAATCCTTTTTTAAAGGCAAGAAGCTACCTAAAGCAGCTAAAGTCAAAAGCATTGAGGAATCCTCTGGCCTTGAATGCAAGTTTCTCTATCTCTGGGAAATACTTTCAAAGCACAAACTGGAAAAGGAATACAAGTTTCACCCTGTGAGAAAATGGCGGTTTGACTACGCACACCCCAAAAGCAAAATTGCTATCGAGATTGAAGGCATCAATACGCACAAGATGGGTCGTCACCAGACGCTTGTGGGGTACTCAAAGGACTGTGAAAAATACAATCAAGCGCAGTTTATGGGTTGGAAAGTCTACCGCCTTACACAAGTCATGATAACCGAAGACTGGATTCTGTTTGTCAATAACCAGATAAAATAAACGTTGACTTGGTTTGCTTTGTTGTGTATTGTTTACACACATCAACACAAAGGAACCATGACTATGAAAGAAGAGCCAACAATCGAAGAATTAGAACGGGATATAAAAGAAAGAGAGTTTTTATTAGGATTTAAACGATTTATTGACCAGTACAATTATACAAAAAAAACTAATATACATTTGTATGTTGATCTTTTTTATCCAAATAAAAGAAAAGACCTGTATTTGCAGACAGGGGAGTCTTCAATGTATATTCCTTTATCAGATATTACAAAAGAATTTGCTGATGATTTAATTTCTCTTTTAAACAAACACAAATCATCATTGATGTCTGCTGAAGCTAAAGTTGAAATTAAACGATTGTCATAAAGGGAGACTAGCCATGTTTACAAAAGCCGAGAAGAAAAAGCAGAAATTGAGACTTGCCTTAACGGGGCCATCGGGAAGTGGAAAGACGTATTCCGCGCTTACAATGGCTTTTGGCATTTTTGGGAAGGATGCCAAGGTTTGTGTTATTGACACTGAGCATGGTTCTGCGGAACTTTATAGCGATAAATTTCCTGAGTATTATGTATCTCAGTTTTCGCCTCCGTATGCCCCTGAAGCTTATATAAAGCGTATTAAAGAGGCAGAAGCATTTGGGGCGGATGTTATCATCATTGACAGTATAAGCCATGAGTGGAACGGACAAGGCGGATGCCTAGAAATGGTGGACACCGTGACGAATGCTTCATCGTCAAAAAATAGCTACACGTCATGGAAAAACGTAACGCCAAAACACCAAGCCTTTATCGACGCTATTTTAGCCTCTAAATGTCACATTATTGCAACAATGCGGGCCAAACAAGAATATGCGCTTGTTGAGAAAAACGGTAAAAAAATGCCAGAAAAAATAGGACTAGCCCCTATCCAACGGGAAGGTATGGACTATGAATTTACACTTGTCTTTGATCTTCCTGGCGGAGGGAACTTTATGGCTTCCTCCTCTAAAGATAGAACGGGATTCTTTTCTGGGAAGATATTTCCCATTGATGAAACGCTGTGTTCAGGGATTTTAGGTTGGCTTAACTCTGGGCAGGAACCCGAGAAAAAGACGACGATGCCACCAGAGTTTATAGCGCAAAAGATGGTTGAAAAATTAAGAACCATTGAGAATGAAAGAGACCTTAATGCTTCCATGGAAAAAATTGAGGAAAAGTACAGGGACAACCAAGTGATTATGGACATTATCAACCCCGTGTACTTTGAGATGGTAAATAAACTGGAAAAACCGTTTGAAAATCAAGACAATGGTGTATAAAGTTATGTAAAACCTGCCAAAGGAGAGATGAAGTGAGGTTCTTTTTTTCACTCTCTAAACCTAAAAAACCCCAAATAAAGGAAGACCCTATGTCTGAAGTCCAACAACACTTAGCCGCCATTGAGGAAGTTTACAAAGTGGCTTCTTTTGATCTTGCTGCTATTGCTTTTCGTATTATTCGCAGCCCTGAAATTGTTGCTAAAATCACGAAAGTGGAAGGCGAGCAACTGATTCTGTCTGCTCTTAATGACTTTCCTAACTTTCAAAACCAAGTTCGCACCACTGTTGCACACGTGCAACAACGGGGAAACTAAGGGCCCCTGTTGTGGATAACAGCAGCAACACAAATACCAAGTTGCTTGTGACGTTGCTTGGTATTGTTATCGCTACCATTGCGGGGGCTGGTCCGTATTTTTTGCAGACACAAGCCGCCATTGATAAAAACTTGGCCGTAATGGTAGCCTTGCAACAAAAGTCTGAGAAAGACTTTGAAAAGCTGGAAGGTCGCTTGACCAACGTTGAAAACGCCATTCCTTCTTTAATTTCCCAAGGTGATAAATGATGCTTTCTCTTTCTCAAGATGGAATTGACCTGATCCATGCTTTTGAAGGGTGCGTGTTAAAGATTTACAAGGATTCTGCTGGCATTGACACCATTGGGTGGGGTCACAGAGTATGGCCAGAGGAAATACCTCAATTCCAAAACGGAATCACTCAAGAACAAGCGGATGCTTTGTTTTTGAAAGATGCGGCAAAGAAAGAAAATTCTGTTCGGGATTTGATTTTTTATCCCATAAACCAAGGGCAATTTGATGCGCTTGTGTCCTTCACCTTTAACCTTGGGCGCAGGAACCTTGAACAATCCACCCTTCGTCGCATGGTAAATGAAGGAAGAATTGACGGAGCAGCCAGAGAATTTGAACGCTGGATTTATATTAACAAAATTCCCTCTAACGGCCTTCGCAGACGCAGAAAAGCAGAATCCTTGATGTTCCTTAACGATCCAAAATGGCAAGAATTGCTGTGAAACCCTATATGTACGAAGAAATAGCTCCTATTAACTTAACTTTAGAAGAGTTAGAGGATGCTTTAAATGTTGCCCGATTAGAAAAAATGGCAAGTAAACATGCCCTTGAGAATATTAAAAATATCTCATTTATTTCTAACAAACCCCGAAATGATGGATGGTGGAATTCACTATGAAAAACCTAACCGTTTACCAAAATGTGTTTGAAAACCTCAAAGGCGAAACAAACGCGCACTGGTTATGCGTGGCATTGAATGACAAACTGAATGAGACGCATGATTTTTTGCTTGAGATCGCTCGTACCATGCAAAGAAACGTAGATGACGTAGATCAGGAAAAACGGGAAAGTCTCGAAGAGATTATAGAGTTTGCGGATGGTTTGGCTCAACATATCCGTATTGAACAATGCCGTCATATTGATAAAATGAGAGAGTTTTCGGGGTTAAGGGAATACGGGAAAGGCATGAAACTATGAGTACATGGAAAGAGGTTGGAGAATGGCTAAAATCAAACGCTATGGACGGCGCAAACCTAGTCGGCTCTCTTTTAACGGGGAACATTCCAAACGCAATAGCATCTGGCGTTTCTTTAATCTCTGGTGCCACAGGATATGCAGAACCTGACAAGGCTCTTAATGCCCTTCAGAAGGACCCACAGGCCCTTTTAAGGCTTAAAGAGCTGGCTTATCAAAACGAGTCCTCTATCCGCTCTCACATCCTTGAAATCAAGAAAATAGAACTGTTAGATGAACAAGCCTCCCACAAGGAAACACAAGAAACTATCCGCGCTGGTGATAAAGCAGAAGACCGTCTTATCCGATGGACACGACCAGGGTTATGTTGGGCGGGGATATTTTTGTCTGCTGCTTATATTATGCACACGACAAACCCGAGTGACACAATCTTTTTTGGGCTTATGACCCTTCCCTATAGCTATATGGGATTAAGACAAATAGGGAAGGGGATTGATGCTTTTGTTGGCAAAGAAAAGATTGACTAGCAACCCTTTCCGCCGCCTTTTCCTTTTTTCTTTTTCATAAATCACCTATTTTTTCTTTTTTGATTTTCCAGCCTCAGACAAGGCAATCGCCACCGCTTGCTTTTGTGGTTTTCCTGCTTTTATTTCTTTTTTGATGTTAGCAGAAATGGTTTTATCCGAAGAACCTTTTTTTAATGGCATATCATGTCCAATCTACGGTTGGTGTGTTTCTATCCCCTGTGGGAGACGTTGATGCTTGTGCAAATACGGTTGTACCGTCCAGTTTATAAATTGTCACGTCACCCGTTGTTTCGTTGACGTTGACTTTGGCCAGTTGCGTTCTTGCCACACCTTTGAGCATTTGACTTGATGTGATGGCGTTTTCCATTGTGTAATTCCAAACAGCATCCGCGTTTTGCGCTGCTGTGGGGACAGAGCCACCTTCTGTGACGATTGTGGAAGCGGCGGATTGAATTAAGAGGGTTTGGACTCCGGCGGTGTAGGCAATGGGGTCTCCGCTTGGTCCTCCGATAAGGTTTCCTCCTGAGACTCGGGCGATGTAGTTCCCTGCTGGGAACCGAAGTTGCCAAGACCCCAATAGTTCGACGGTGATACCGACTTGCACCCCGGGTCCGAGCACATTAAGTCCGGAACCTGATCCAATTCTTTCATAAAGAATACCCTCTTCTGTGGCTTGAGCTTCTTTTATAGCATCATACAAAAGAATGCAATCAATGTTTACCGATCCCACGTCAACATCAATTTTTGATGTGGCAAAATCAAAGGTAAACGGAGACACATAATAGGTCATGGATTACACGTCACTGTTTCGGCTTGCGTTCACACTTGCCCCAGCGTTGGTCACAGATAACGTGGTAGAAAAAGGCACAATCGGTGATGCGCCACTTCCATTTCGTACATCCACGCGGGCATTAAAGTTAGAGGCATAAATAAACGTCACGCTTTCCGATGATCCCGTTGCAGCCCTGTCAATATAAGGCACAAACACATCATCCGCCGTGACAATGTTACTGGCTAAAGCAGGCGAAAGACCCGTAAAGGTTTTGGTGCCCGCATTAAAGGCAGTGTAGGTGTAACGAAGGTTTTTAATGCGAATCACGCCGCTGGCTGGGGTATCGGTTTTAATGCTTTCCACAACCTGCAATGAGGTAGCCCCTGCACTGGCCGCAACGGGCGTATATTCATCCTTTAATAAAGCCCCTGATCCATTGTCACGTGCCACCAAAACACGATCCCCAGCCACAAGATTCCCCACCGTGATGCCAATTAAGGTGGGTGGAACCTGCGTTGTGCCATCATGGGCAATCAACTGATACTTGGTACTTTCCGCAGGCAAGACACCCGTCAACCACCACCCTTGAGCCACAAAGAACGTACCCCCCGCAAAGGTTCCAAAAGGGGCAGCAGGAATTTCCGTATAGGCAGCGTTTAGGACCCGATACCGCCACCCTGGGATGCTGTTAAGCGTGGCTGCGCTGCTTTCTCTAGTTAAATATTGCAAATACTGATACGCTTCTTGCAGGGTACACGAACTGGTTAAAGCAATCGTGCCCTTATATAGTTTTGACCCATTGCCGTTGCCAAGGTCTTGGTTTGTATCCCCAAACGTTACCGTGACCTTGCTGGATAAGGCCGCCGCGCTGGCCTCAGAAAGCACAATGTTAGAATCAAGGGACGTTGACAAAGCCGCATTGCTTTCACCACCCGCCGCAAGGTTTACGTCGAAATGAGAATAGGTTTGTGCCCATTTTCTTGAAAACGCCGTCACGTTTCCTGAATCAATCAGGGTGCCACCTGTACGCACCTTCACCAAAATCTGAATGTGACCGTTAGACCAAAAGGTGGTAAGTTTTGATCCGTTTTGCACAACGTAAACAGGTGATGCCGCAACAATACCACCGATGGTTTTTAAGCCAGAGTATTGAACCGAGGCAACCGAGGCAACAGGTTGCTGTTTGATAGATCCAAAATTAATGAATTGCGCCGCCGCGTCATCAAGGTTAAAAGCTATTGATCCTTCCGTTAAAAGGTTTAACCGTGAAGCCACAAATTCATCCCGTGGACCATCTAAACGTGATGGGTTAGGGGATAACATATCTAACGAATCATTGCCTGTAGCGGCTGGATCATCGGCTAAATTCTGAAGCCATGCGTGGAACTCTAAAACCGTGTAAACGGTTGTACTGGCTCCAGCTTGGCGGCGAATGTCACCTGTGGCACTAATTTGAAAGTCGTCTTGAATAGCCATGACAAATCCTTATTCATCCAATACTTGGCTTGCTGTGATTGTGGCATTTACCCCTGCAAGCGTGGTTGTTGTGCGCCATTGCTGATAAAACGGTGACGTTGTGGCTTTGCGCACGACGATTTCAATAGGGGCAGAGCCGGAAACCGTATAAGAATAGGCGTATGACGTGCCTGTTGTCGCGTTTGCCAGAACCGCTTGCGTATCGGTACGACGTATAAGAATGCGCGAGCCGGACACAATGCCGTCAATGGTTAAAGTTGCGCTAACGGAATTATCCACAGTTATGTTGGGGCCGGTATTAACAAACGTTACACTGGGTTGAAGTTGTACCGTCACCGCACCGCCGCTGGTATTGGTCAACGTCAGAGTCCCGCTGATTGTTGCGCCGCGCAGGTCATAGGTTCCGGCTGCCGTGAAACGCATTGTGGCCGATTCCAGCTTAGGCGAGTACACGCCCGTGGTGCCGCGAACAACAACGCCTTGCAACGTGCAGGTCGCGTCTGCGCCGTTGGTAAAGGAAATTGTGCCAGTCGTTTTTAAAGTGTTGAACTTCGTCCCAACTGCAAGAATGGTGCTTTTTACTGTGACGGTATTCGTGCCGGTGTTGACTGCAAAGGCACTCGCTGCCGTCGCATCCACAACCACATTCAGCGCACCCAAATCAAGTGTGGTACCCGCTGACGTGGCAACCTGAGTAGAAACGGTCGGGAAATTGACGTTCGCGCTTTGGACGTTCCAAAATTTTGCTGCATCGTAAAAATTGTCTAGTGTATCCACGTTTACAAGCGCACCCGCCGCGGATCGACTCAGCGTGACAGCAGAGTCGTTCACCATCGCAGGCTCAACAACCGAACCGCCAATTCCTTTCATGGTTACTTGGTAAACAGCAGACAAGCTCTGATACGCACGGACGTTCCATGTCGCCACATCGCCCGCAGCGAAGCGCGGAGTAACGCTCGCTTGATTGTCAGGTGAAAAACCCGTTTCAATGTTGTCAATTACCACCTGTCCGCTAACATTCGTGACACCTAGACTTTGTACGGAAGCCGAACTGATTGTCCAAATTACAGCGTTTTCAATCGCGACACCGGCAGTCGTTTTTACCGTCGCGGTCAGTTTTTGTGTGACATACAGTAGCACGGTACCCAGGGAAGCATCAAACACAACCATTGATGTTCCAACCGCGCTATTTTTAAACGTAATATTCAATGTTTGCCCCGCTGGCACCGCTTTTGCGATGTCAAGCTCAGACCCCAAAGCACCAGCGTAGTCTTCAACTGTGTATGAACCGCCGACACCGGTGCCATTTGCACCGGCAATAACACACCTCCACCAAAACACTTCAAGCCCTTTAAGAACCTGTGGGCCTTGCAAAACTTGAAAAGCAGGACCGCGACCAGTGTTATTGACGTTAGTGACATTAATACCTCGGTCTCCTATTGCTTTAAGCCCAAAAATCGAAACTGTGCTTCCAGGTTTAAACCAACAGACCATCGAACCGCGACGGCTGTCCATAACAGGCTTGTTACGCATTCCATCAAAACCAATATTTGCTATTGAGCCGTTGTCAAAAACCATGTCGGCCCAATGATCTATAGTCCCACTTATCCAATCAAAACGCGCACCGTTTGAAATTGCCAAAAAGCATGTTGCTGGCGCGGGGTTAGTTGCTGGGAATGTCGAACCGTCACCGTCGGCGGTAGAGCGTCCGTACTGTCCTTTTTGGTAAATAAGAACTTGAGCACTAATCCCGTCTGTATAACTAGGGGCGGTTGTTCCAATGTAGTTGACAGTGTTTGTATAGCGGCAACCCACCACCAAAACGCCGCCACTTCCCACGCGAAGCACCGGCTGACCTGTGCTGATTGCATTTTGACCTATTACCAGTTGTTCATTGTGACCAAGAAGGGTCGAGTTGACCTCTCGCAGACCTCCGATAATCAGGGTGCCATTAACCTGTAACTTGACGTTATCGCCTAACAAATAAATCACATAACCGCTGGAAGCGTCCACACTTGAAGTTGTCACACCCGCAAGGCCGCTCAACCCAGCAAGACTTGAATCGCCACGCGCCGCCGTTCCAGATTGACTTGAAACGAACGTGATCCCTGTGCCTTGGGCACTTTCCAGAACGTCAAACGTAGTGCCGGTTGCAGCGGCCACCATCCAGTTGCCATTGTAGTTCGTAGTGCCCGTGATCCGCACCACGTTCCCCACAGCATACGATTGCGTGCATGTAAAGCGCACCCCGCCCGTGATGGAAGCAGCCGCCGTGATGGCGATGCCAGACTCGTTAGCTTGCGTGATGATTGATCCAGCGACAGAAAACGTCACAGCCACCTCTCGATCAAGGCATCATCATAATTGATCGGTGATGCAGGCGTTCCCGTTGTGATGGTCTGATTGGCCATGAAAACCTATTAGCGGCTAGTGGTAAATAATTTTTTAACTCTTGGTATCAAACCAAAAGCTAACGAAAGAATAATAAAACCTACAGAAAGATTTACAAGATCAAAGTTTTTGATTGATAGCACAATACAAAAAAAAGCCCCAACACACTGAAATGTCCAGTCCACAAAAGAATCTTTAAACGCACCACCACGCAGCAAATCCGCGCTTTCTTTTAATCCAGCAAAAACAACAGCAGGAAGAATACTGAAATACAAAGGCAATACTTGTATGGCAATACAAGTGATAAGAACACCTATGGTAAAATGCCCTGTCTGGTTAGTCACCCAGCCATACCAGTCTCTTTTTTGCGCGTCCGGTGTTTTTAATGTCTCAAGGATAAGGGACAATAAACTCATACTTGAAATGCCTGTATAAACATGCCGTCAATTTGTTCACTTGTTAGCGAAAGCAAAGACCCGAATGCTGAAACAAGAGGATCGTTTCTTTCCACAGTCGTCAAATTTGCCCAGCGTATCTTAATGGCCGCATTCTCTGCTGCCGTGCCACTAAGCAAAGCATTAAACGCCGTTGGGAATATCGTTCTATCCGTGGCCTCTGCCTCCGTTATAAAGCCCATAGCCTGCAAAACAATTAGCATCTGAGTGGCTGTGATGGTGGGAATGGGTGTCGGTGGGGCAACGTAGGGGCCGATGATGACATTATCCGCAATCAGTTTTTGGTATTCCGCGATAGTTTCATCAACGGGAATGGACGAACCTTGTCCGTCTGTGATACGGGTGTTTTGTGGGTTGGCATAAGTGTACGTCATAATTAAAGCTCCGATGATGCTAGAAAATCAAAATCAACAACAAAATTTCCTGAGGAAGTTGTCGTAACGCGAGCCCCAAAAAAAGTAGAATCTACTTGTTCAACAACCAATGAATTTGCACCTGCTCCTCCATAAGTGATGTTTGACACAATCACCGCGGGTGACGCAGTCCTTTTGCGACTTCGAAAAGGACGATAAGCAGCCCTAAAGTTTCCTGCTCCACCTGCATAGCCATAACCATAAACTTTTCCAGTTTCAAGATACCATTCACACAAACCAATTTCTGTAGCTATTGGACGATATTCAGGACGTGGCGGCGCATTGTTTAAGCCCAAAGGCGCATCTGGCGTAACACGAATGTCCGCCGCTGAAATGTAAACGTTTTTCCCAGCACCATTGAGTTGAGAGTTAAAATTAAGATCAAAGCCATACCCACGGCTTGCAAGACCATTTGTAACAAACGTATAAGCAACGGTTGCCGTTGCACCAGAGGCAATGGTTTGCAACGATGTAACACCAAGATCAGAAACGACTGATGTATAGTTATCTACTGCCGTTGGATAATAAGTGGCTATTGTGGGCGTTATAGATGCCCCTGTTTGGTTTGAAATTACAAACTGAACCGTTACCCGTCTCCCAGAAATCTGCCCCGCCATATTGCTTTCAATACGTTGATTTAAGGTGCATCCAGTCAAACCTGATGCTCCCAAAAGACCAAGTGAAGTTGTACTATACGTAGAGCCACTTAAAACGGACCCAGCTTGCTGCCAAGACACGCTGCCTCCAGTAATCCCTACAGCCCATCCGTCTAAGGTGTACTGCCCTCCTGGTGGCGTAATGGTTCCTGACGTTCCTCTTTGTGCAACCTCCATAAATGGATTGCGAAACATGTTAGCATAACCATTTGTAATGCCTAAAACATTTGTAACGTAATATTTTGATAATGTTGCATTTTCCTCAAGAAACGATAGATCAACACGCGATAAATTGCTTGTCAATGCCCCACTATCCAAAACAACCGTCACCGTCGTATTGGGAGAAGAATACGCACTAGAAACGATATACCCGTAAAACGTGCCCATAATCGTGCCATAAACACGAATACGCCGCCCCACTGTGTAATAAGCCGTCACGTCCGTAGGAATGGTAAACGATGTGGCACTAACGTAGGTAGGAACGTGGCCTAAATCACACCATCCACCGCTTTCGTAAAACGAACGTGTGTCTGCCATAATTTGACGTATGGTGTTGTTTACCAAACCCGCCGCCATGCCCTCTGGGGCCCCGTTAGGGGGCGTCAAAGTGTTGTTGGCCGCTGTTGTGCTGTAATCCTTAATCGGCATTATTTACTCTCCTGTGATTTCTCTAGCCGTTGCCTGACCCGCTTGTAAACTGATAAGTTTATCAATCAAACGCTGTTCAGCCGTTGAGTTCTGTTTTACCCTGCCAAGAGCCACCAACGTATCGCGCATTGCTTTGCTTTGATAAATACGACCACCCACTGCCACTGCACCTGCCACACCCATTAAAGACTGTGTTAGACCTGGTAAAAGACTACCAAAACCTGCTGCACCAAGTGTTCCAACACCCATTTGCAATGGCGTTGACTTTGCATATTTCCCAGAACGTTTTGTCGCCTGCAATGCACGTTTTAACCCTTCAATGGCATCCTGTTCTTGCTTAGAAAAAAATGTTTTGATCTGATTTTGCCTTTGGGACAAAGACTCAAGAAATTTATCAGGATCAATGCTCTCTTCACCTTTGAGTTTTGAACGCGCCATCATGTCTTCCACAATAACACTTTTTGCACTCTGCTTTCCTTTATTATCAAGATACTTAGCAAGAATTTCTACTTCACTTGCATTTTTGCTTAATAAGATATTTTTAGCAGATTCAGGGACAATATCTCCTTTATTCATAATGCTGGATAAAGACGTTTTTTTAACCTCTTTGCCAAGGGTTTGCAATTCTTGATTGCCAATTTGCCATTTTTTATAATCCGCAGGACTTTTGGATTTTAAAAAGTTTCCCATATCCTCTTTTAAGGAAGGATAAAATAGGTTTTCAAAATCAAGCGCACCTGGATCGTTGGCCACAAACTTTTTACTGTATGTATCCCTGACGGTTTCTAAAGCATTCAGCCCTTTGTTTTCTGCCGCTTGCGCTCGCATTCCGAGAAGTTCTTCTCTCATTTTAGAAAATTGACCAGGACCTCTTTTCATTTCTGTTTCATAATTAGGCTGTATTTCAGCTAACTTTTTATCAATGGCCTCTGTCAATTTTGGTGTGGGAATAGATATTTCTTGACCAGCGATTGTATCCATCTGGTTTTGTAATTTTTGAAGATTTGCTTTTTTTTTCGAGATTTCATTTGAAATACGATTTTTCTTTGCAACATCTATTGGAACACCGTCCACAGTTGTTGAAGGCGTGGCATTCAATTCATTTTCTAAATCTACAATATCTTTTTGATATTTATACACTTTGTTAGAAATTGTCTTGGAATTACCAATTAACTCTTCTGCTGTATTATATTCTGGTCTTTGCAAAACACGGTTTTTAAGGTTACCAAACTTTTCTATCATTTTGCCGTGTTTGTCTTTAACCTGTGTAGTTATATCTTGTAACCAAGCAGAATTGGATTCTGCTTCGGGAACATATTGACGCACAAAATCTTCCGCTGCTTTTTGTCTGGCTTCTTGTGTTTTAACCAAACCGCCACCCGTACCAACAAGAGGAACAATATCAGATGCCGCTTCAAGTTTCTTTCCAGCCCAAGATTGAGGGGGAAACACACTTGTGGTCCTAATGGGTATGTTGGCTTCTTTGCCTGCCTGTATGACCTTTTCTGCCTCCGTGATGGGGCCTTTTTTGGCACCACCTACAAGAGCCCTGCCTACATTCGTAACAGCACCCACACCCTTTTCTAATGTGGCACCAAGAGGACCAGCAATAGCAGCCGTCTCAAGGCCACGCTGGGCAGCTTGTGGCACCGTTTCACCTTCCTGAAGGTTTTGTGTAGCTCTAAACGTTTCCACGGGTGCACTTACAAGAGCATATTTTGCTGCACGTTCTAAAAACGGCGCACTCTTGTTAATCCATCCAGCCACACGCGCAGGTGTTGCTGCTATGGATGTAGCAACACCACCAGCCAAACCAGACAAAGCGGTTGTGGTTCCATACTCTTTTTCACCACCTGCCAACTGTGCCTTTTCAAAAGCAGCTTGCCGTTCGTATTCTGGTAAAAAATCTTTGCCTTCCGTAAACAACGCAGGTGCCGCTCTAAACCCTGCAATGGCATCTCTTCCAAGGCCAAGTGTTGCTTCATTAAGAAAACTTCTCATGCCCGCAGCCAGCCGACCCTGTTCTTGATAAGCAGGCTTTTGCATTTCTTCAGCAAGGCCAACAGGCTGCTGTGGCGTTTGCTGGGAGGGTTTATAGTAGGATGGCTTATAATTATTGCGGAAATACTCCTCCGCTTGCTGCTGGGTTGCGCCCTCAGGACCATTGATCTCATAAAACTGACCATCGGGGCCCTTTACTTGAAACTTAGGCATCACTGGCCCCCATTCACAGGAGCCAATGCAGGGGGCATACTCCATTGAGGCGATGACATGGGTAATTGAGGTGATGACGCAGGAAATTGAGGTTGTGTATTAAGTTTTTTCTTTAGATTTTCTTGGCCTTTTTTAATAACATCTTTAATAATTTTTAAACTTTCTCTTGCCTGTTTAGGGTCTTGGGTAGATTTTAGGTTTACAAAAGCCTGCGCTCCTTTCTCACCCTCAACAGTCGCAATGTTACCTGCTCCGCGCAGACGATCATACATTTCAAGAAAAGACTGACTTCCAATTTGATCTCGAAGGGTTTTTGCATTTGCAGCAGGCCCCCATGGAAGAGACGGACCAGCACCCGTTCCACCCTGTAAAGCCTTTCCAAGAGAAGGTGCACCAAAAATTGCATCAAACCCTTCTGAATTTTCAAGTCTTTGAATGGTATCTAGTAAGTAATTAGAGTTTAACTCAATGGTAGGGGCATCCAATTGCAATTTACCTTGTTCTGTACCCATAGATCTAGCATAAGCATTTTCATACATGTCCGAAGCACTAGCACGTTTCAAATTTTCAAAATCCTTTCGTTGCTCTGGAGTCCTGCTTAACCAAAACAAATACTCTTGAACAGCCGCTGGCATATCACCCATACCACCACTTTGACGGGCTTTATATTCTTCCAAAGCCCTTTGATTTCCGTATTGCATATTCTGCAACTGGACTTGTTGGGCAAATTTACGTTCGGCATCCTGCGCATTGATTCTATCGACCATCTGCTGTTTAATAGTGCCTAAAGGGTCCACAGTCGCCGATAAACGATATTGTTCTGGCAAATTCTGCGCTGCTTGAGCCGCCGTATCATATTGCATGGCCTCGCGTTGAAGGGCCATTTTTTGTAAATTATCTTGAAGCTGCTGACGTGCTAAAATAGCATTTTGCCTTTGCTCTTCCCTTTGCAATTCCTCTTGCTTTTGCCTTTCATCCATAAAAGCTAAACCCCCCTGACCAAAAGCCTCCCCCGTACTCAAACCCTGCCCACTATTCGCAAGCATGGTCACACCCATGCGCGTTAACGAGTTTCCAAAAGCAGGATTGTTAAAAATAGACCTGCTTTGCTGAGATTGACCCATGGATTGCTGCTGTTGTGGTTGCTGCTGCAACGCCTGTGCCAACATATCCTGATAAGAAGGAATCATTGCCATAATCTACCCCAAAAATCCTCTTGAACCAAACCAACCACCCATAGATTTGGGAGTGTAACTATAATTGCCACCCAAAGGCATATTCCCCTCCGTAGGCATACCTTGCACCATGTTAGACTGCTGACCACCACCGCCAAAGAAACCAGCTAATCCGCCACCCGCAGCACCACCCACTGGTCCACCTAAAGCCATACCACCTAAAGCCAATCCGCCACCAATCAACTGCTGGCCCAAACTCGATTTCTTATAAGGCGTGGCCGCCGTCGTAACACCCGTACCAGGTAAATACGCACTTTGTAAATTTTGGTTAAGTTGAGATAAACGCTCTTGCTGTGCATTTTGATTAAAGTTATACCGATCCATCTGATCTTGAAGGGCCATACGCTTTTCTTCTTCCAGCATCTGCCCTTGAGACAAAAGACCCTGCGCTCGTCTTTGCGTAATGCCAGACAACGCTGAACCCGCATTTTGCGCCATCAAAGCAGGACTATACGCCAATTCCTCATACGTCGGTGCAAAACCCAAAGCATTCTGCTGATTTGCACGCTCTTGTTGATAATTTTTCAACGCAACACCAGAAAGATTGTCCGCGAGTTCACGAGAAAAATTACGGCCTGATGTTTGCAAGCCTTGTTGAAAATCCGATCCACCAAAAGCCCCAGAACGCCCATAACCCGCCCTCAATGACGGCAACACATTCTCGTTATAAGATTGCTCAGAACGCCTTGCAATCACGTCCATGTAATTCTGCAATTCAGGCGTAATGCCCAAATAATCGCCTTGCAACGTCCTTTGTAGCTGATTCTGAGCCGCTCTCGATGTAGAAGACAAACCCCCTTGAGCCTGATTGTACAGTGCCCGTGTCGCCGCCTCTTCCTCAGGGGAAACAGTTTGACTCAAAAGATCAATGCCCTGACGGGTTGGGTCCGAATAACTCACATACGTTTGACCAGGGAAAAATTGCTGAGGCCCTTGATCGTATAACCTTCTTGCCTCACCCGCAGAAAACTCTAACTGAGGATTTAAATACGCAGGAGCGGAAGTTGTCGTGGTTGTGGTGCTAACCCCTTTTTTGCCTTTAAAAATACCACCCATACATCACCCCATCATTAAAACGCCAAGTTTTTTAAAGCCAAATTTTGCCCATAAGTTATGAAACAATCGATCTGTTTTTTCACTTATACCAGAACCACACAAAGCATACACAATTTTTGCATCTAAAGCCTTAGCTAACTTCACAACAGAACCCGCTAACATTCTGGATGCAACCGTGCCGCGAAACTCAGGAACAATGTAAAACTTGTCTACATCGCCTTCTTTCTGCACATAATACGTATGACAAACATTAAGGGAACAAAACCCAACTGGCACACCATCCCCTGTTTCAATCAAAAGGATATATTGCCAGTCCCTTATCATCTCTAGTGTATTTTCTTTACTGTAATCAAGCACTTTATACATGGTCTCAGAAAAAAACTGATAACAAAGCCTTTCCACCAAAGGAAAATCCTCTACATCGGCTAGTCTTATCTTAAAATCATCCATGACTACCCTAAAATGATGTATCCATAATTCATGTCTGTATGGTTTTTTGATGCGTGGGTCAAAACAAAAGACCCATTATTTCTGCCAGAAAGGTACATATCTACGGTATGTCCTGCTGCATGTGCCGTCAATGGAACCCAAAACACTAACGCATTTGCTCTCATTCTTGCATTTGTAACCGTTGTGGACGTGGTATGCGGCGCAACGGTAAACTCACCCGTTACATTCAAGCGACCCTCCATCATCCCATCCCAAATGCGCGTCATTTTAACCAGATCAATGTCATCAGGATTGTAAACCTTAGGCACACGTTCATAGGTGTTAACGGCCATTATTCATTCCCCGTAGGTCTAAACTCAACCATAAACCCCTTGGCCCGTGTCCACGTGCCCGATAACTTAATGACAAACTGCGTATACCGCGCAATTACATCAAAGTTTATATTTTCTGTTATTGTGTTAATGGCACCAAACGACGTTTGCGTTGGCATCTCTGTCTGCAAATTTCTGTGATTTGTTGCCACCATAACCGTTGCATCCGTAACCACATGAAGGCCACTTAAATGCGCCCGACCATTCTTATTTAACCGAAAATCCTCTGTGTGCAGTTCACCTTCCAAAGATGCACCACTAAACGCCCCATACTTATTGTTTGACGAAAACCCACCAAACACACGCAAACCCCCCGCATAAATCGGATCATCCAAAGACCCAGGAATGTTATCAATAGACCCGTAAAGCGTCTCTAACGTTTCCAGCGTTTGGGCTGTCGTGTACGACGATAACAAAAACCGCACAGGATACTGAATGACCGTCCATTCCTGCAACGACGTGTTATAAGATATCATCATATCAGGATACCCATTGGGAGAATTGATAGACGCAAAACTCCATAAAATATTCTTAGTCACAGGATCACGGGCACCCTGAATGCTTCTTAACTTTCCAAAGTCCACAAGATCATAAAAATACCGATCAATCTTGTTTTCCCCGATAGGCACAGAATTGGTCCCGTCAAAAGCATAAAACCCATCTGTCCCATAATAATAAATAACACTCCCATCCCTCACAAGAGAATTGGGGGCTAACGTCCCACGACCCCTTGGCAAAGGCCGCAATCCAAACGATGCTGGCTGGGCAATGTATTCCACCCGATAAATGGAATCCGTAAAGAACAACACCGCATAGTCATTAAGGGCCATCACACGCTGCCCAGTGCCTCCTACGTCCTCTCTAACATCATTAAAGCCCGCCCCTAGCCCTGAAGTCGTCCAGTCCGTTATGAGGCCCTGTGCTGACCATCTCAGGCGGGTGTAACGATCCGTCCCACCATCTACAAGGTTAAAGGCAAGCAAAAATGAATTGGATACCGCAATATCCCGACACCGAGGTGGACTACCCGCTAAATTCCCAAACGTCCCCCCTACAGTCGTGTCATATCGCTGAAGGACATTCTCAAAGTTTGTCGCCAAAACCACTTCATCATAAAGATCAAACCGCCAATCCGTTGCCGAAGAATTGTACGTTGTCCCGCTCACGTCAGACCATGTATTTGACCCCGTTAACAGATACAGATGCGTCTTCGTTCCAGCAAAAATATACTGCAAACCACGAGGCGTTTGAAACCGAGCCGCCCCAATCACATCACTGGGCAATGCACCTGTCTGTTCACTTAATGTCTTAAAAGGGACATAATCCGTACCTTGAATCAATACGTTCTTAGCCATGACAAGATTGCCATCGTTCCTATACGACCCCATATCAGGCCGCCATGGGCCAAAAGGAATCATATCCGTAAACGTCATATAAGACCTGCCGGACGCCTAAATACACGCTCACTTACTGTCTTTCTTACAGTCTCACGGCTAAACCATGCCGAAGAACGACGATCAAACATACCCTGCCACGCCGCCATCTTATTTTCATCACTAAATCGCGGCGGGATATGCGCTAACGACCCATACAAATATAAAGATGGGTCCAGCCTCAATAACCAATTTGTCGTCTGTGTGTTGCTTAATGGCAACAGTTTCATCCAATACACAACATCTATCGTATAGTTCGAGTCGCTGGTGGGATAAAATTCTAACGCGCTTGTTATAACATCCGTATTTAAGGCGTTGCTATGCGTGATCTTTTCCGCATAAACCTCTGGTTTACCAGAGTATCCCGTCATTCTCGCTTCCCGAATATCTTTTAAGGACCCAGACCGTAACGTCTGATTCCCAGAAATTGTGGCATCATAAACACTCAAAACATCCGAAGGCAAGGTTACTGTAGATGACCCCGCTGTCACCGACAGGGATACTTCGTTTTTCTTTTCCTGAGGCCAAAACGACGTATCTACATAGTTTTCAAACAAAGCTATAGCCAAATCAATATCCGCCGTTATATCGTCACTGCGAGGAAAATACCGACGAATGGCTGCAACCAACTCTGAATAACTACTGATGGCAACTGGCATCTAAACTGCTCCATCTGAGATCGGCATCTGTCGTGACAATGTCTTTTAACGTACAGTCCTTAAAAACCACACCCTGCAAACATGATCCAGTAAAATCACATCCCGTGAAGTTACACCGATTAAACACAAACCCACGAATATCATACCCGCTAAAGTCTGTCCCAGAAAAATCCATGCCACTCGCATTTTTGTTTTTGACGCAAGAAAAGTCTAAATCATTGTCCCGCAAGGCGTTTTCATCAACCTGAAAAGGATCAACAGAGTCTGATGTGTCTTGCAACGTCTCTTTGTTTTCTACCAAAACGTGTTCACCATCTTGGTTTTTAATAATTCTGGGGGGTCGCCCTCTGCGTTTTATTGTCACACCATACTCCCGTGAAAAACTTTTGCGTGTGGAAAATGCTTTTCAATAACCCGTATCAATTCAGGCACGTCTTTTGTAATGTCATGACCATAATGCTTACGAATAAAAGCCAATTCCAATTCATCTAAACGAAACATAGGCACATGATCTTTATTGCCATGCCACATTTTTTTACTAGCATCACGAGCATCCTGCCGCGATTCATTGATCTTTTTTTGCGTATCGCCAACATAAGACCGATGAACGTGAACATCGTCACCATCCAAAACCAAATCTGTTTTGATGCCGTTTATAACCTGTCTTTTAACAATCTCTGTCATACAAAAAAGGGGAGGGAAGACCCTCCCCCCTCTCCATTACTTCTTTTTAAACTTAGGGTCAATCATCGGCGTAGGCTTGCATTTCGCAAACATACTTTCCTGACCTGGTTTCTTCGCGTTATTTGGCATAGTGCGGCCTTTAACGGGAGGATTCATTGATTTCTTATCCATAAAAAGAACCTTTCGTTTGTGTTTAGGTTAAGTCTGCAATAACGCCAGAGGCACGCTCGTTACTGGCTTGCAAAGTATACTCTGCAAGAACCATAAAACGCTCACTGTCTCCACTTTTAGCCAAAGGAGTGTCTTGCAATTCCCGCAAAAACGGAACTTCCCACATGTCGTTATCCAAAATGTGAACCGTCCGCGCACGAGAAAACGCATTCAAAACAACTTTCACTTCACCAAAAGAGGTTGCAATGATCTCAAGAGCCGCTGTTAAACGCCCGTCCGATGTGTCTTGACGCTTAACTGTTGCATACCAGTCAAAGGTTTCAAACACCGTCTTTTGACCAGTTGTCATCATAACCGTTTTGGTACCAGGACCAGCATTGTTAAAAATGGATTGCTGAACGTTCTCAAACAAAGTTCTTGTAAAAGCACGCTGTGTTCCATCCGTTGCTGCCGCCGATGATGTTCCGTTGGCACCAGTAGCACCACGAGACACATTGGTAGAATACCAACCTTCCAAAGGACGAAGTTGTCTTGCCGTGTTGGTTGCACCCGTCGCAGGAGCCTGATTTTGCGTTAAAATAAACTCCATGTCGCGCATAAGGTTTTGATACGCATACGCAACCTGCTTAGCATACTCACTTTTGTTCCCCGCTTTGTTTACACTTTCTTGTGTTCCAGAAACACCAGCCGTCAAAGTAGAAATCTGTGTGTTGTTTGTCGGACGCACAGAGACCGTGTTTTGCAAGGTTGCAGCATCATCACCATCAATTCTTGCGTTGGCCGCAGGGGCACGCAAGGTTACAGTTTGCCACTGATGGGTTATCCCCGTTGTGGTTGTCCGTTTGCAAATCTCCGTCAAAAACGGACACTGCATCATGGATACGTTGTAGATAGCGTCAATAAACGCTTCTCGGTTGGACGTTGCACCCGTGTAGGTGTCAACAGCATTTGTAGGTAAAGCCATAAGATTGTCTTTCTTTTAAAAGGTTAATTTTGTTTTAGGGTGCTCCACAATGCCGCTACAGTGTCGAGCTTTTCTGATTGGCTGGACGCATTTCGTATATTAGCCCGCAACGTGCGAATGTTGGATTGCTTAATATCGCTGTCCGTAACCGTCACCTTGCCAACAGAACGCTTTATCACCTTAGGTGCCTCTTTCACAGGTTTCAAAACCTCCGAGGATTTCATTTTCATGTCATTGTATGACATTGCATCTTTAGCCATCACAAAAAACCGAGCATCCATTATCTCTGCCACAATGTTTTGAGGGACGTCATAAGTTTTGGATACAAACTCAGCAACCTTTTGTAAGCCATTGTCTTTCAACAAATCAGGTGCGCGTTTTTCTAAAATTTTATGTTGCTCTCTGAAAAAAGCCTCGTTGTATTGATTCGACTCTTGCTGCTTTTCCTCTCGGATTTTACGCAACGCTTCGCCCCGTGCCTTGGCTTGGTCTTCAATGGATTGCTTTTGATATTGCAACTTGGCAACCTCTGTCCAATCTTCTTCCGCTGCCGCCTGCTGAATTAACGCATTGATTTGTGAAAGGCTCGCACCAACATCTGAATTATCAGAAAGGATTTTCTCCATCACATCCAGCTTTTCAATAAGCTGCTGTTTCATGTCCAAAACATCCTGTGGCAACCCAACATCCTTAGGCTGCTGTTTCTCAGAATAAGATGCCACCAACTCAGACAATGGCACCTTCTTCGTTTCTTCGCCAACCTGAAACTCTATCAAATCATCAGGACTAGAATCCTCAACAACAACCTCTTCAGCGGCTTCAGAAGATTCCACAGCCGGCTCTTGCTCTTTGTTTTCTTCCGCAGGAACGTTTTCCTCTACAGGCTCAATAACCTTTTCTGGTTCGACAGGCGCAACATCTGCGCTTTTCATTTTTTCGTATGCTTCAATAGCAGATTCAATAGACATAATGTTATCCCTTGCTTAAATTGTGTTTATTGATAATTCCTTGAAGAATCAAGTTAATTGATTCAAGACCTTTGATCCTTGCATAAAAAGATTCTCTAATGACGGTTTCTTCGGGCTTTGATGACATCATCTGATCCACAAGAGACATACGCGCATCCGTAAGGATAGACTTAAACACAGGGCAATCTAACAACTCCCTTGCCTTCATAGCCTTATCTGACAGTGCAACGTAATCCATACAATCCGTTTCTAAAGTATAACTCTCATAGCACTTAGTAGTGCCATTGTTTCTTTTTGTTCTATTTCCAGATAAATGTCAATAATTTCCATATCTTCTTTTAAAAGAGCTTTAAGCGCCATCAAAGCATCTTGTAATTCCTTTTGCTTTTGCCTTTCTTTAGCCTCAAGGATTTGCTGCGTTTTTAATGCTTTCTCTAGCCGCTTAATCTCTAAGTCTAAAACTTTAGACTTTTCAATGTTTTGAGAATAATCAATAAGTTTTCTGACAACCCTTTTAACCTTTGGCTGCTCAAAAGCAATGATTTTTTGTCCAATGCTTTGTAACTCTTGATCTTCTATTTTTCTAAGACTAAACTTAAGAACCTCTTTTTCTTTTTCCCATCGTCTTTTTCTTCTGATCTCCAATGTGCCGCCACCAATAGAAGGCACGCTTGGTGATGTAATGGCCGGTGTCCAGTAGTTTCCTGCCCAGTATGTTTTTGCCCAATACTGATTTGACCACATTTTAAAAGGCTACTCTGTTTCAATGCGCGTAACGCGACCATTCTCACGGACAATGCGCTTTGGCTTCTGTATCATAGATAAAGCACTCTGTGTGTTTTGCGTACTTGCAGTCGAAAACTCCTTAATGGCATCCCCAATCTTTGAAATAGCCTCACTCACAGATGCCATCTGCTTTTCCATATTGCTTTCTTTTTCAGAATCCTCACTTTTTTCTTCCTCTTCCTCTTGCTCTGGCGGCTCAGCCATCATCAATGCACGATTTGATTCTTCCTGAGCAACCTGTCTGCCCTGTTCTATCAGTAACTTGGCTTTCTCAAGCTCCAGTTTCTGAAGAGAGATTTGGGTTTTCATGACTTCAACCTGTAACGATCCTGCCTTATAAGCCGCATCCGCCGCCACTCTTCCCTCTTCAATGTCCATCGCCTTATCCATAGGCTCAGGCGGCGGTGGCGCAGGTTGAAACTCATCAGGATTCGCAAAATACTTTTCTACATCACCCAAACCAGACAACGTCACCAACTCCGACATTGTCCTGTACAAATGCTGAGGCGTTAAAAGAGGATTGTTCATCAAACCCTGCGCCGCTATGTTCTGCTGCAACGCTAAAACACCCTGCAACGCCAAAACCTTTGCCTCTTTGTCCGTCCGACCCGTGCCCACCGTAATGTCAAAAGATTTCCGCTTTCTCCACTCCCTAGGATCAACCTCGTAATACTTACCCGAATCACGCAAGATCATAGAATCTTTAGCATACTTCCTAAGCAACTCATGCGTCTTTAAATACAAAGACTTAATGCCAGTCTCAGCAAAGATACGCACAATGTTCTTTAACTTCTTTTGAGACGCATTCAAAATACTTGCGCCCACAAACTGAGTACTTTCCGATAATGCCGCTGGGTCCAACCCTTGCGTCACCTTCGATATACCCGTGCGACGCTCCGCTAACTCGTCCAACAGCCCCAATATCGGTATGTTCTTGTCCGCCACATATTCCACATTCAACGGCATTATGCCATCCGTATTTGCCGCTGGAATCACACCCCCCGGATCAGCATCCGCCAGCATCTTTGTATCCAATCCCGTCGTATCAGGAACAATCGTCACGGGCGCATTGTGCTGCATCATGTTGTTCAACGTAGCACGCAACAACGTACTCTTATACCGCTGAATATCCCCAATCTCGTCATACTTGGAAATACCCCAAAACCTGTGAGGCACAATGTTCGGTGACAATGCACAGTAAGGAATCGAATCCGTTTCCTCACATTCCAACACCACAGTCACACCATTCCCAGTTTGTCCATAACCAAACGTTCCGCCAACAATGGCACGATATAACCGCATATCCCCGTTGTTCTTAACATCTGCACGAAAGTATGTCTCCATAATCTCAACGCGATCCGTAAACGTGCTTTTATCGCCTGCTCCAACATTCTGAAACGAATTTAAACGATCAGAATCTCTCGCCCGTTCTTCTTCGGAATTAAACAAAATCGTTGTCTTAGGAACACGCTCAATCTTCTCTAAACTATAACCAGCCGCCACCAAATCAGAACGACGTGCAAACACACGCTCCGCCACAAACATAGCATCATCAAGATTTAAACTTGAATGCGTCTTATCCACATAAAAGTTTTCAGGTTGTATGCATTCAATGCGAACCTGAGACACATCACTCTTTCTGACACAATCCACATCAAACCGCGCCATCATCACCATCTCAGGCGGCATGATCTGAATTTCATCCATAGATAACTCTTGCTCACCAAGAAAAGCCGTGACCGCCTTAACCTCTACATCTTTATCATTCATCAAAGAGGTAAACGCCTGAAACGATTGCATCTTGTACGTTTCGCGTTCTTTGTTAACCACATCGTCCCAATAAACTTTGACAATCCCATTCTTTTGAATCAAAGCATCCTTTAACCACGTATAGAACAACAAGAACCCATTGTTCTGTTCCTCGATAATGGTTTTCACCATCTTCGTTTCTTGCTCCGCCGCCTGTATATCGTTCATGTTTTCAGCAACAAACGATCCAATGGGTGACGTGCTGAAGTATATGTCCATACATTCTGCTAACGTCCATTCAACCGCATCAAAAACGTCAGAGGATACAAACTCACTCCATCCCTCTTTCTCACCTCCAAATAAATCACGGTTATAGTATTTAAGGCCTAGCGTCCGCTCTCTAGTCAAGTCGGTGTTATATTGCCCAATGTCACCCCAATAGGACTGCACAATACCAATCACATCATCATCTTTTAACTTAGCCATTAAACCATCATCCTCCTACTAGGGGCTGCATATTGCATCCGACGCGACGTCACCTTACTAAATCCTTCGCACGCATACCTTAAGGCGTCAATACAATGATCTGCCTGATTCTTCTCAAGTTCAGGCAACACCTTCCCGCTGTCTTTATCGGTGGCATAGCTAAAGAAAGACAATTCGTTTATTGTCTCTTCGCACCTTGGATGCACAACAATCCTGTATCCCTTTAAAAAGTTTATCCCTTCCTCCACACTGTTCCACCCTTTAAGACTTGGCATCATCTTAGGGTATCCATGCTTTTTCATGTGCGATATGGTCTCAGGGCGTGAACAATCCGCAACAATCACATATCGCTGGCTCTCAGGGATGCTTAAGAACATCTTGGGAAGGTCTATGATGTCGCATTGCCTCAAGACTAACTCATGATCTATATACAGCGTGCGCTCTTTTAGGTAACAACGTATCAAAACTGTGGGATCTGTACTAAAGCCCCAATCACACCCAAACTGAAAGACAGCATCCACGTCAGTATCAAAGGCCTTGATAGTCCAGTTGGTGAACACCGTCTTCTCGTCAGGATCACTTGCAAACTGACCAAAGATAAACCGTTGTTTTTGTTGCTCATTCATATTCTCCATAAGCTGCTGGATATAGTTTTCAGATATGTTTTGCACGTTATCGGCGGGGTTCATCATCAAATAAACATAATCGGCGGGGTTAGCGTGCGGTTCCTTGGTATAATAATTCACACCCTTGATAAACATAAAGTAAGACCAATGTGAAACGTGCGGCGGGTTTTGGTCATAGAAAAACTTGTTTTTTGCCTCACTTTTTTGAGCCAACCGTGAATACAAGAAAGACACAGTGCTAAACATCATCTGGCTGCATTCGTTGAAATAGATAGTGGTATAGTCACTCCCTAGAGTCTTTTCCTTGCCTTTGTCATCTACGCCCAAAATCCTAACAACAGAGCCATTTGGGAACGTTATAGTCATATAGGTTTTATCAATCTTTAACCCTTCATCTTTATAGCGGCTTGCAATCACGGCCTCAACTGTCTCCTCAAACAAGGATCGCCTTGCGTCTGTCTGGTATTGCCTCACGATAGCGTGCTTTGTGTTGGGGTACTTCTTGGCTCTTAAGAATACTACATGCACCAAAAGATATGTTTTGCCAGAACGTGATCCACCTAACAGCATCACGTGCTGCGCATTGCCTGATAATAAAGCCAAGGCCTCCTTTTGCTTATCCGTCCACTTGACAAGCGTCATATATCCTTTTCCTCGGGTGCTATGATAATAGGATTGCCTTTCTGCCCACCAATATTGATCTTTGTGGCCTCATTAAACCCATACATCGCGTTTAGCTCTTTTAAAGCCCCTGTGGCACCTTGTGCATGGTTTTGGTCCCTAGCTAGCTGGTATGTGTCTAGCAGTGCCGTCATGGCCATCTCACGAGTCCACACAACGCCTTGCTCAGCTCTTGCTTTAAGGTCAGCAATCATATCGGATACGTTAGAGTTTCGAGCGACTTCAAAGGCTTGCACTCTCTGAGAATTTTTGCTGCTTGTTTTTGCATCGTAAGCATCACGGTAAGCATCAACCTGTTTCATGCCGCTTGCAACGTTCCTAGCGAATTTCTCTTGCTTAGGTGTTAGCTTCTTCTTTTTGCTTTTCGTCGGCTTTTTATCATCCATAAAATCCTCCCTTTTGTGTATGTATGACAACAAAAACCCATAAAATCAAGCCCTTTCTTTTTTCCTATTTTTTTTGCATTTTCTTGTATTTTCTTATTGACATGCTGCAATTATTGCAGTAGTCTGTATATAACAACAACACAAGCGCTTAACACTCAACACAAAGGAAGCCAAGCCATGAACCAACAACAATCTTTGGAATACTTAAAAGGCATGATGGAAAACGGAATGTCTGTTGCAGACGCAAACGTGGAACTTATCAGAATGACAGGCGTTCGACTGGTAACGGGAAAAATACCCAAAGATGTGCGCTCTGCTCTTATGGCTGGCGTAAAAGATGGAAGAATCGGCAGGCTTGCAAAGGAAGGTCATAAACCAGAGGCATTTTTTCACCCAAATTCTATTTGGAATGCCAAAGAAGCCAGAAACAAAGCGGAAAACAACGCAATACGCGCTCTTTTAGCAATTTGCGCCTAACCGTCAATCAAAAGGAGTAACCACCATGACAGGCTTTAAACCTTACCCTATCAAAGAAGCCCTAGAAATCATACAAAACGCGAAAAGCGTTTATGTTTTAGGCCAAATATCCTTTAAAAAACCAAGCCCAGAAAGCAAGTTACGCCAGTATTCGTACTGTGTTGCCCTATCCAAAAAAGACAAATCTGAAATGATCAAAAAGTTTTCCGAATGGAGAGACGATCTAACAATGGACCTTGAAATAGACGGCGAAGAAATCTGTATTGGATAACACCATAGCAACTTTTCCTTAACCCCTTTTGTGTATTGTGTCTAAACACACACAACAAAAGGAACCCTTACTATGTCTTTTCTCGAAACCCTATCCGTGATTGCCCTAGCCTTTTTTGTCTGGGGCTCTCACTAAACCAACACAACACAAAGGAAACCAAACCATGTTTATTCAAACCATCCAAATCTCTCAATACGAAGCCGCCTTGCAGCTTTTAAAATCTAACCTCTACCCTTGGGATTGTGACCCTGAGGCGTGCGTTGCGATTATTGAATATCTCTGGGATCAATCCGAAGAGGCAGGTGGCACGCCGTTCAATTTTGACGTGGTGGAGCTTACAAACAACTGGGCCGTTTATGATGACCTTGATGCCTTTAACAAAGACCACAACACCACCTTTGAAAACGTCAAAGACATAAACTGCTTAACCCAAATCGTCCCACTTCGCGGTGAGCGTTTTCTTGCCGAAAACTTTATTTAAAGGACCACAACCATGAACCCCAAAATCACCCTAAAAATCACCAAAGGCAACGGCGGTTACGTGCTGGGATACCTTGTCAAATCAAACGGCAAAATCCTGTTCACAAAACGTGAATCCTCTCAGTTTGTCAGCAGACAGGCCGCCAACTACTACGGACAATGCATTATCAAAGAAGCAAACCAACTGGGATATTTTCCTGTTTAAATGCTGCATTTTTTGCCTTGACAGCCTGCAAGTATTGCAGTATTGTATATCTATCATCAACAAAAGGAAACCAACCATGACCAACATCGAAAACATAAAAGACAACATCGAATCCTTGGAAAACAGCTTGGAAAAGGCGAAAGCCGAGCTAGAATTTTCTAAATTCCTTTCGTGTTTTAAGGAATTTATCCCAGACCCAAAAGGATCAACCGAATACAATTCTTACAAATTAAAAAATCACATAGAAAAACACCCAAGCCGAATTATCCAATTTTTTTTAAAAGGCCGTCAATTTTTCATATCTGAACGTAGATTGCGTTCCACATGGCATGATAAAACCCGCACTATCACAATACCTATTGATAAAAAAACAAACGAATTTCTTAAAGATTTAAAGGGTGTCTTAGAAAAACATAAGGATACTTTGGGTCCTATCACAAATCAGTTACCAGAATAAGGAAACCAACCATGACACCCGAACAGTTTAAACAATCAAGGCTACACTTGGGCGTCAGCCAAACAGGACTATGCGCCCTTGTGGGTAAATGCGTTCGCACGATCCAATACTATGAATCCGGCGAATACCCCATCCCCAAATCTATGGAACTTCTTATCAAGCATCTTATCAAACAAAAGGACCAATCCAATGAACCAAAATAACATCCTATCTTACCAAATGATTGACAATCTCATCAATCAAATCTTTGGACAAACCGATGACCGCGAAAAACTGCAAGCCTTCGCCGCCCGTATTCTGCTAGAGCAACAGAAACTGAATAGCCCATGCCTAACCAACAAATTTGGCAAAGAACACGCAGAAACGTCCTACGGATACCGAGAATACAACCCCTATAGTCCTTTTAAATTCCCCATCATAAACCACCAAATTAAAGGAGCATAACCATGGATGATAAATCCTATACCACCTATGACGAAACAGCGGAAATATCCGATGAAGCACTAAAAGCACTGGATGAACTTCCAAGATCAAAAATCCAGTTTATTTCAACGTCACCCACAACTTGGATGCACGACTTTTACACAAAAAACAAAGGAGACCAACCATGATTAACACCATCTATATCCAAAAACTACGCGACCTCGGTTTTTACACGCGCTGCATGGTGCAAATGGAAGAACACGGACACAAGGCCCTCTTTGTTCATGAAGAAGGCCGTAGAGCAACCGTAACGCTGGCAGAATGCAGAACAGAGATCAGAAACATCAACCATGACCTGATGCTGCTTAAAACGTCTTTACCGCGTGAATGGACAGAACACTACAAAATCGTATCGTGAGGGAATTATGAAACATTTACCATACATAAAAAGAATCCAAATAAGATTAAAAGAAATCGAAAAGGCAAAAAACGATGCAACGCTAAATCTTAATAAAATCTTAGATGAACAAAAAGAATTAGAAATCAGTCTAAAAATCTTTGAAAAATACAATGTAGATTGTAATGATCCAGAATTATCTTCTTGTTTTTTGGAATTAAAATTAAAGGAATCATTATGAAATACGGACAAGAATTGCTTAATTTGGTTAATTACGTAGCGTCAAAAAATGAGGAATTTGATGATCTTAGCTTCCAAATTTTATTTGGAGTGCATTCGTTTCTTTACCATTCAAATTTTTTTACCGAAAATTATAGCCCTTACGAAGAAGGCATCGAAATATGTTTTTATAAAGAAGGAAAATTTATTGCCAAAGTTTTATATCGCCCACATGAGTTAAAAAACCAAACTGGTGAATTGTGGATAGACCAAGAAATTCAGAATCTATCAAAAATAGCTGAAACTAAAAATAAAATCACAGAACTGAAAGAACAAATTAAAAAACTGGAGGAAACACTATGAAAAGCCCATCCTTTTACATCATCCTTGATCTGTTTTTTATCCTTTTGTCTTTGATGCTATGCTCAGGCTTTTTGTACCTGCTTAAACAAGATGACGGCACATCCCTACCTTGGCCCGTGATCTTAGCCCCTGTAGGCGTTGGTCTAGCCAGCCTGTGCCTTTGCATTGCCCTAGCATCCCTTGCCGATTCCATCCACTTCTTTATGAAACGGAAACGCCGCAAAAAACCCGACGAAAAAAACGTTTTCTCAATCTTGGACTAACACCATGCAATACGAAATCTACACCCTGATTTACCTACTTAAAGGATCAATCCTTAAATCCATGACAGGAAAACCCCTACCAGATGCAGCAAAACCTTTGATTCTAAAACTAAAAAAAGAACTAGAAAATCAATAAAGGAAACGTTTATGAATTTATTTATTATGATTTCTTTCACTATCTTCATTATCGGTGCTCCATTTGCCGTGCTGTATTATCAATCACTCAAATTAGACAAACAGATTGCTCAAGAGATTAAGGGAATTTATGAAACTTACGAAAAAATCAAGGATGTAATACGAGAAATAAAGGAAATGAAACAAGAAATAATAGAACGGGAAAATCAATAATTTTTTAACCCTTTGTTGGTATGGTATACACACATCAACCAACAAAGGAGACTACTACCATGTTACCGTTTCAATACCTCTTTATTGCCGCCGCCGTCATGTGGGGACTATCCCAAATGATCCCCGCCAACCATATCCAAATCAAAATGCAAAGCACGTCTGCGCTTATCATGATGATGATCGGCATGACCATCACAGGCGTTATCACCATCCCTCAATTCGAGCCTGAGAAACCCCTAAAGTACCTTGAACCATCGCAAGCCGTGCTGCGCGAAAACAACACTGCCCGTATCAAGCCTATGGACACCTTCGGGCCAGATGACCTTGACCGCGACATCAAACGCTTGGGAAAATACTAAAAGGAAAAAGGGAGGAACCAACATCGTCAAATTCCTTATAAGGCACGATGTGAGGATTTATCCTCCCTTTTTAAACAAACCCCTATAGGTGCTTAGGGCTTGTTAAGGCTGTCTGTGTTGCATCCTCTCAAGACAACCAGAGTAACCAATAAGACCGACCGAGTATTCCCAATCCAAAATCTTTATTGGTCAGTGTACACCAAAAACTTAATCACTTTTTGTCACGGATTGCAAGGCTTCTTTTCCCAATCTGGCTTGTTCTGCCTGCATAAATTCTTTTATCCATGGCGTGTCTTCTTCAGGATTCCGAACACCAAATTCCCTAAGAATCTCTAATCCCAAAACCAGCAAATCATCATCATCAGCCATCGGTGATAGATACCCAAATCTTGTGCGACGGTGGCCAAACAAATCATCAATCACATTGACAATTCTGTCTTCTAAAGGTTCCATCAATTTTAAATTCCTAAACCGCTTCTACAGAATTAACAAAAACTTTTATTTTGTTTCCAGATAATTTTTTGATTGCTACCTCTACGGTTATATCCATAAGAAAATCCTTATATTCATACTCTACGGTGTGAAATGGAATATCAGATATACCTTCTTTTGTTAAAACTATTGCTGCTTGCTCATCAAGTTCATCTTCCACTTCTGACGAAATATCAACACGATATTTTAAATCAAAAGTAGCAATGCCATTGACTTCATTTTCGTCATACCATTCTTGAAACGTGATAGTTTTTTTAGTCATTGTGTTCCTCTTTGTTAAATTTTTAATAATCAATTCTGCCACCACATCGCCTTCGTTTCTTTCCTCGGCAAAACATAATCCCTTTCTTTCTTGATCCACTCAACCTTACTTCCCTTCATCATGCACACGTTTGGCTCTTCAAAGCATCTTTCTAATGCCGAACCATAAAGCTGCACCACACTCCCCAAATGCCGCCCAGGGAGTCTCAAAACCACCAGCCCCTCAGACGGACGCGATTCAACCTCAAGCGTCTTCAAAAATATATCCACAAACCCAGCCTCTGTTTTCGGCAACACGTCCTTTAATCTCTGTATCACTTCAACGCGATCCATCTTTACCCTCTCTGATAGAGAAAGATTCAACCATACGGCCAACTCTGCGCCCCCCGTATGTCATGTTACTGTCTAAAATGGCCTTCAATCGCAAAGACTGAAGCAGGTTTGATACTCTGGCTATGTCTATACCTGACCGATCACATATAGACCTACGGGTAGGCACAATGCCTTCCTCAGTTAGCTGTTTTATGGTGTCTAAAATTAACTGCTTTTCAGAAAAATGTTTAGAGTGCCCGTGTTCATATTCCTTCAATAAAACATCATTTACACGAGGCCCGTCAAACTCCTCTAAAACCGCATACGCAAAATGCACAAGATCACAATGGGGAATAATATAATGATTGTTTACAAAGGAATACGGTTCACCCAAATTTTCCGTTATAAGTTTTGAAATTCTCTCGTATTTATGCGTCATGGCTTTCCTCCTCTTCCAATTCATACCAATGCCTAACTATTATAGGTCCGTATTTTTTTTCATCCCTGCATAAAGCCTTATCTCCATCAAACCATGTATAATCATAAAAATCATGGCATTTCCACAAAACTGTATCAAATTTTTTCCTTAAAAACCTTACAGTTTCTGGTATTTCTGTTTTAGACATTTTCCCCATAATAATCCCTAATGGAGTTGGGTGAAACTTAACCAAAAGTGATCCGTCTAAACCATCACCCTCCTTTGGGTCTTCCATTTCTTCTTCTGATTCTCTTCGTTTTTGATAAAATTCCCATCTTAAATCCGTTAACTTTTCTATTTCTGCATTTAAATCATCGCATATCTTTTGCAATCCCCACGATTCGCATTGCATCATGTCCCTATCAAGTATAAATTGAACCGTCATTCCCATGGCTTTCGTCCTCCTTTTGCTTAATAAAATCCTCAATTTCCGACGGCAAAGGAATCCTGCCCGTTCTTTGGATAATCGCCTTCACAGCAACAACAACATCATCCCCAGAAAAACGACTGGATAACATATCCTCCAAGGCATCACACACCCTTTTCGGATCACGTGTGCCAATGCCATACATATCCATCACACGACAAATACGGTTTATGTGATAAAACAAATCTTTACGTTGCGGTTCAGTCCAACTCATGATTCATCCTCACTGACATCAATAATTTCAGAAGAGTATTTTAAATCATTATTTCTTCCTCGAAATAATGTAACCTTAACCTTAACCTTAACCTTAAGTGGCTTCCAATCGGAAACACCAGATGTCAAAGCCTCTGTTTTTGTTGTAAAGTGTGAAAAACAATTCCTGATAAAATCTTCCATTTTGTAATGTAAAGGCACGGTGTCCGATAGTTCACATTGAAGCATTCCATCGTCTTCTTTATTCGCCTCAAACCATTCCTCAATCGTTGGAAGAATTTTCTCTTCAGTCATGATTCATCTCTCTTTCTAAATTTATCACGAATCTTGATGAATTTTTCATATAACCATGCAAGCACGTACCATAGTGCCGCAAGACCCAAAACGATGCCAAAAATAGACAGGACCACCGCGTCTTTGACATTCATTGTAAACAAAAACATAATTCACTCCCTTGTTGTTGTGTATGTATAACACAAACACAAACCACCGTCAAGCATCATCTTTAGCTGCCATGTTCTGAATCTCCAACCTCTTAACAACCTCTTTTTCCAAACAAGAATTGTTTTTTGTCAAAGTATTAAACAATTCCGCAATCTCGTGATACTGTGGATACCACTGCGTATTTGATTCCTTGATTTGCTGATAAGCCACCAAAAGAGAAAGCGCGGAAATCTTCCCATGAAAATCCTCCGCAATCTCGTTTATCAAAATGGAAAGGGTAGCCTCACCATTCGATGCGTGTTTAAAAGCCATCAGACGGCTAAGGACATCGGTCAACATCTTTTTGCTTGCCACCACCCATTGCAACCTCAAGACATCATCGTAGAGGCTTCCTAGAGCCTTTTGGACGCATTCGGCATCTTGAGGCTCCTCTCGCAACAGATCAAAACTTTCCGTTTTGGTTTTTGAATCGTACTTCAAACCGTAAATACCCTTAGGACTCAAGGCCAAGATTACGTCTGACATTGATGATTTTACGTTCGTAGTCAGTGAGTTTGGTAGGGAATCTTTGATTCTTTTCGTGTCCAAAGAAGACACCTTCACCTGATTCACCGCCGTTGTTACCATTGTTCCAAGTCTCTGCATTGTGTTTTCTCCCGTTGGTTTTGGTTTCTTTCGTTTCGTAAACTGTCTGCCATCCGCGCTCTATTGCTGCTTCCAAAAGCCGCGTCGGATCATTCCCGTCGTTGTAGAGATTTATAATTTTGCTGATAAGCAATTCCTTCGCCCGATGCGACATGGCCTTTTTCAAATCTTTGCGATGCTGGAAAAAATCCAAAAGCAAATCTTCAGGGATGTAACTGGGAATATCCAACGGCGTTTCAGATTCAGCTTTTTTCTTTATAGATTTCTTTTTTAAAATATCAGTATCAGTATCAGTATCAGTATCAGTATCAGTATCAGTATCAGTATCAGTATCAGGTTTTTTTGGGTTATTTTGGGTTTCTAAATTAACCGACTCTAACCCAGATAAACCCACTGGGTTATTTTGGGTTTCTTTGGGTTCCTCTGTTTTTACAGGACGACCTCCCTTTAAACCATTGATCTTGTTTCTTTCTTTAACGGACTCATATTTTTCCATGTCTCTATCAAGGTTCACTTTGATAAAACTGAATGCCATCTGCACGATGGGTTCCATTTCCACATCATGACCCTGATTGTATAAAAAAATGGCTTTTAAAAGTTTCCCAGCCTGTTCATCCGTTAGCAACTGGATGTGCTGTTCGTAGTCCTGATACAGGATAAAACTCTTTTTCATGGGGTTTCTTTCGTTCTATTTCGTTCAAAATGATGCCGTGGCAGGCGAACGATAACTTTTCAAAGGGCTAATTACTTCCCTTCTAGCCACGGCATTTTTTGCTGGAACATATTTCCTTGTTCCGGAAACAGAAGGCACCCGCTACGCAGTCACCATCTTTTTTGGGGCAACCCGTCCCGAGGAAGGAAGAATTGGGCTTTCGGCTGTCGACTGCCTAGCCCCATGTTGTTGGTATATTATACAGGCAGAAAAGTCAAGTGTTTTTAGACGGTTTTAAAGATGTTTAATTTCTTTTTGAATCTCTGCCACCAAAGATTCATGCATGGTCACGCCCTCAAGGGCGGGGATGCAGCGCTTAAGAAGCTGCTTTGCCCGCTGCTGGGCAGTAAAAGGCTGCTGTTCAGGTGTTTTTCTTTTTTCAGGATGCAGCACCCACGTCTTAAAGTTAATGCCCTCTTCCTTACCTTGTATTCCGCACTGAAGGACATGCTCATAGTATGAATCCATATCCTCGAACGTGGCATCTAGCTTTAAGCACTCTTGGACAAAGTCTATGCCGTAGTACCTGTCGCAGCACTCAAAAACATTGGTGTAATCGTTTTCGTCCCACCCAACAAAATATACCGTGGCCAAAGATTCTTCAGGGTAGTATTTCTTGAGAAACGCAATAATCGTTTTTTTACACGCATCATTATATTTTAACCACGCATCATTTTTCATAACTTATCTCTTGATTTTGTCATTGTGTTGGTGTATGGTATACATAACACAAAAGAAAGTCAAGAGAAAACCATGCTATATAGACTTGATGACACCTGTATTCTCAAAAAAAGCGACGTGGCTGATATTTTAAACCTTCTTTTTTCTGACGAAGAAAGTTCACTTTACGAAGTTTGCCATGTTCTTAGAGAGGCTATGAAGCAATCCTTGGATGGCTGGGTAGCTGTTCCTTATAAGGCCAGTAAAAAACAACTAAGTGGAGGCGACCCTGTTAGTGGGAATACATATTCCCCTATATCGTTAGGTCGGTGGCAATCTATTCTTGCATTAAGCCCTGAAAATCCACCAACAGAAAGCATGTGATTATGATTTTATACAAACCATCGCGCGAAGAAATCCGACAAAAAATGGAAGATTTAGATTTTAATTTTGATAATTTAGATTTGTCTAAAACAAATTTTTACTCTGTAAGTGGAAATACTATTTGCGGGGCTTTACTTATGCACGCATCTTTTCAAAACTCTGATTTGAGAAACGCATCTTTTAATGGAGCATCTTTGCATGGTGCTAATTTTTTAAATGCAAATCTTGAAGGCGCATCATTTTATGATGCAAGATTTAATAATACGATTATGCCAGATGGATCCATCCGAAGTGGTATTTGTCGTGATAAATTTTAAAGTCTAAGAGCATCTAAAGGAAAAATTATGATTTTATCATACTACTACACCGGAATTCACAAAGATGAATTGCCAGCCTTTGAAAAGAAGGCAAAGAAACTACAGGCTGATTATAAATCGTTTGTGGTTGGCGGCATCGAGAGAACAATGCGGGTTCATTTCACGGGTGATGATTTAACCGAGTGTGAAAAAAAGGCATCGGTTTTTCGTAAGGTTTATGCAAACAAAAAGGAGATTGGTCCATGGTCAAAAAATCTTTAATTTTAGTCGCTTTGCTTTCAAGTGATGCCATGGCGCAATATTATAGCCCACAAACCTACATGCCATTAAACTGTAGTACAATGTGGACGGCAGAATGTGAGTCGGCTGCAAGAACATCTGAATTGCAAAATCAACAGGAAATGCTTGACTTCATGAGAAAACAAGAAGCCAACCGAAGCCTTGAGCAGATAAACGAAAGTAACGATAGGTTTTGGAGAGAATTTCGTTTGCCAAAATAATCACAGAATAAAACGACACCGTGTCTGGCTAAGCCAAATCCTACAAAACGACGTAATCACGATGCTTGTATATATTATACAAAAAACTTATTGACACAAGGCCCTTTGTTGTGTAGTGTATACAAACAACAACAAACAAGGAAACCCTTATGGTATCATTAACAGATTTTAACAAGCCTTTTGAATGCACAGACGTGTACGAAAGAGAAAAATACACACTGGAACACGTTGAACTTTCTGATGATGAGGACTTAATCGGAAAAGATGTTACTTTAATGGCGTATGTTTTTTATCCGAATAGACTTTCTAAAAGTCTTTTTCGTATCCGCTCGAAAGAACAAGAGGGCACAGTAAATTTGGGCGCGTTAGAGTTTCTTTTAACCCCTGATGAGTACGAAGATTTTTTAGGCGGATTGCTGGATGTTTGCAGTGATTTTTCTGTAGAAGAGCCAAACAAATGGCGCACACACATCAAATATGTTTGGTCCACAGAGGAAATTGAAAAAACAGACGGACTTCTTTATGACCCAGAATACAGAACCCTGTAAACCCCTTGACAATGGTTAGTGTGTGTGTCATAACAACACCAACGCTCCTAAGTGGTTTTGGTTTCTTGCCACTTAAAACTTGGCGGGGTTTCTTTGTTGATGGGAAGCCCCGTTTTTTTATTGGTCAAACACCAGACACCCGCCCTGCTCTTTAACCCTATCCAGCAGGTCGTCAATCTCTTGCCTGATACTCTCTAGGCAATGCACAGATGCGTTGATGTGGTAATCGTCAACCGTGTTGGCATGGAAACGCGCAACACGGCATAAACACTCTATCGTTTTTAGGTGGTTGTTTTTCAGGATTATGT